CTGAATCTGTGCTTGTCGCGGGTGTATATTTTTTAACAAGAGCCCACCGAATGCTATTTGTATCAGTGACTTCTTTGATATATTTCCCTTCAATGTTAGATGTGTCAACACCTGATGTATTTACTTTGATATAGTAAATAGAATCATCCAGAAAATGTTCACCACCAGTAACGACCGACCCTTCTTTATAGACAGAATCCCCGAACCTAGATATTTGTTTTTGTAAAAGCGTTTGAATCTGAGTTAATTCACGTGCTTGAACTGCCGTTCCTGGTTTGAAAAGGATTTTATGGAATCCTTTAGTTTCGTCAAAATCGTCGTAGTAAGGATCAACATTGAAGTTTAATGTCATTGGTTTACTCTGTAATGTTATAATTATTTTATTTATTAGAATTTTATAGCAGTCTGAAATGTAATAGACTGATCTTCTGTCTGATAGAATGCCTGTCTATTATCAACATAGAGCATTTTTCCGCTATATTTGTTAATATGCGGAGCAGTTATTGCCCCCAGTGTTACTGGCTCTAAATTTCTTGAATTTGTATATGAATGCCCGGCAATAGGTATAGCATTATCAAATGACTGGAGAAGTAATGCTGTATCTTTGATTGCGATTATCTTAAAACGTTTTCCATTTAAATTGTATATTTCATCATCTTCCTTGAATTTAGTTTTATCTACTGTTACAGTTGAAACATAACAGGCAGAACCAAATGAATCGTTGAAATCTATGGAAGTGCCAAACTTCGTTGGATTCCTGATGATACCGAATTGACGAAAATCATTATTCATGATGAATCCATGGTTACGTTCGGTAGATATGTTACTGAAGAACATTAGCGTGTCGGCTAACAATTCATTCACCGCATTTTTACCATGCCCACCCACTGGCGGTAATATCGCTCTAGCCTTTGCGCCTGTGCCATTACCGTTTATAGTGACAGTCACATAATTATACCCACGCCCCCGGGTGAGCATCTCGATCCCAACGATACGGGTATCTACTATAACAGGTATAGCACTCGCATCTTGTCCATCACCATCGATCACAACAGTGGCATTACCGTAACCATATCCCTGTTCCGTGACTTTGATAAAATCAATCGCGCCATCAACAGCAAGTAATTCTACATTTGCTTGGGTGGTATCGATCGCACCCTCTGATGTAATAACACTTATAATCGCATCAGTATCGTCTACGCCATTACCCATAGCAGAAACATCGGCATAGGTATACCCCTCCCCAGCATTATAAATGACAACATCAACAATGACACCATTATTAATTACCGGTAACAACACAGCACCCAATCCAGTGCTACTCTGAACATTTAGATTAGTAGATCCATCGACATAACCACTACCACCATTCTCAATTACAACAGAATCGATACCACCGTTGTTATAGAATTTACTTCTAAGTGCGACTGTAACTGGCATGTAACCGGGTGTCAGAAATTTTGTTCTCAATGACAGCGGTAGCGTCATCATGAATTTCCATTTATAACCATCCGATAACACAAACGGATCGGTATCGATACTTGATGGTTCTATCAATGAAGCAGAACCATAATTATTATCGAGGCATTTGTATACGTTATAATCTTTGGTTAGAACATAAAACTGTTTATCGGATATATCTTCTATATCATCATAATGATCATAGACGGTACCACTAATCCAATCATACTTTGGAACGACAAAACTAACGTCATTTGCCGTTATCTTTTTCATTTCGATTATTTCCTTGCGTGTATCTAATTCATAACGATAATCATTAGTTGGCAGCGGTACTACTTCTTGCCCGTTATTGTACGGTAAAGTTTTTCCCAGAAAATAATAATATTTAGCCGACTGAGTTATCAAATCATGATAAACCGAATCAGCAATAGTATTGTGTATGATTGGATATATGGTAGCAGTCATATATTAAGAAATTTGTACGACCCATGTAATGGTGATAGAATCACCTGCTGCTTTGTTTACGACTGGGAATGTTGTTCTACACAGCATTGTTCCAGCAGTAGAAGCGTTTAAAATACCCGCTTCTGTGATAGCACCAGTACTTTCACCGGCGGCAAATGTAGCCACGTATGTTACGGTGTTTGATGACGGCGTTGTAGATGTCAATGCTTTGCGTGTGCCCAAAATTGATTCCACATCTGTGTCACCTGGTGCTGGAATTGTTACACCCGAACCCACTGTCATGTGACTCATAACAGCAGCAGATGCGTCTACCATGCGGGAGGCGATAAAAGTTTTACCGACAGCAACAACCAAGTTTGGCACGTGTAGTTTTTCTGTCACTACGCCATCAGTGTTCGTTTTTACGATAGTCAGGGAGCCAGAAGCAACCAGTGTGTCTTTAATTTCCATCTTTAATTCCTAAAATGTTGCGATAATTGTAGTTAATGAGGCATAATCTATAGCATAGTCTTCTGAAAAGTACCCATTAAAAGTTATATGTCCAGAATCAGAAGCAGTTGATTCATCTGATAAGATTTTACTGAAATCTAAACTCAGTGATTCTGCGGTAGTAATTATATCTGATAGTAGTTTATTTATAACACTTGTTATAGAATCTGATTCGATTACACTATCTGATAAGATTTTAGACGCATAAATGTTATAAGATTCCGATGTGGTAAATATATCAGATAATGTTTTTTCCATCCAGAAAGTAGCATTATCATTCTCTGAAACCGTGTCTGATAATGGTTTTTCCAGCAAATATGTATTGGATTCCAATCCTATTACTGAATCTGCTAGAGGTTTTTCCATCCAATAAGTATTATCCTCTGATGTATATGCTTCGTCTTGTAGATCAAGAGTAAGGAACCTAGATACCATTTGAACCGCTGAAGACAAATCAAATGTATTTTTAAGATTATACTCACCGAAAAGAGCAAGTCCCGCTGGATGTAATAACGATTTAACTATATCCCTATACCGATTGATCGATTCATTTGCTCTAATTACATACGAATAGATTTGATAATAGTGATTATCCTCAAGATACATAGAATCGGATAAGAATCCATGTGAAGCAGTGTAATATCCTGGATATTTCTGTATCGAATCGAGTTTTACATTCAATATAGCAACTTTAGAATCATTCAATATAGAACCATCAGTCGGCAAAGAATAATCATTATAGAATGATTGCATTATTTCGCCACAATAATCTATGTTAGTATAATCTTCCAAGAAATATGTCTGTTTAGATATACTACCATAGTCCTTGAAACCACGTGTAAACGATTGTTGTTTCAACGGTTCATATACAACAGAATCATACCCCGATACTATAGAGGCATAAAAATCTGTATCATAATTAACTCCATATTTGATAATCTGTAAGGATTGTAACTCACCATTAGAACCAACTTTAGTAACTTTTACTCTAGTTCCGGAACCTGTGAGTGAATCTATATCAAATAATTGCCCGACATAAAAACCAGTTCCGGATTTAGTAATAGATATTTTACTGACTGACGGTTGTACAGTACCTTCAAAATCATCATGTGTTACAATATCACCAACAGACACATTACCATAGTAAAACGGAGCAAGAAATACTTCATACAAACCAGTAGAAGGCGATGCCTTTATTCTATTTACAAATACAGTAAAATTCTGGGTTGTTGTGCTTATTGTTATATGCTTACCCGATAAACTCCAGACATCACCACTGATTTGATTGATGATTATAGAAACGTCTTGATTCCAACGACCATCTGATGCTTTTAGTATACTCTCTTGTGGATAAAGAATTTCTATCTCTTGGTTGAAGAAATGGCGAAATAGTATTCTGAACGATTCTTCCGAACCCTTCGATGTGTATAAATCCTTTATATGCTTCAACAAGAATCTATTCGATTCAGTATCAGTTGTTGGTATATTTAATCCCAACTCACTTTTAAATTTATCAATAAAAACATCGATAGTCTGATCAATGTCTTTGTATGTGTCAAAGTTTCTAAACTCTGATTGTTGTAGATACTTATAATAAAGCTCTAAAAAGTTAATGAAACCTGGATATTCGTCCCGAGCAAATTCGGGAAACTGGTTTCTTATCACATGTGATATTTGTTTTTTAATAAACATTATTATCTACTTGGTGTAAACGTATAAGACGTACCACCGTAAGAATTACCTGATGAAATTGTATCAACAACTGAACTTATTTTAACGTTATTGAAATCAATTTGAGCGATATGTTCTCTAACAGATATAATATCATTAGAATGTGGTTTTATAATTAAACTAAAATCAGATACCGCCAATCTAGTTATTGTCAAATCATTTAATATTATTTCGCCAGTTGTATAATTAACAAATCCCTGATTAGTATTGGTATAAATTTTAGTATTATTTAAATCCAAATAATAACGTTTAATTACACCATATCCGTCATCAATTAAATATTGTACTTCGTTTGATCCAGATACATAGAAACCTGTGCTAGTGACTGCCTCTTCTGGCACTCCAGCAGAATATATTGGATTATCAATATGAAAATTATATCTAGCAGTTGTATTGTATTTGACAGTAACTGGTCGTCTAATTTTAACTGTTGTGATATTACTTGTTATTGATGTATCAGTTGAATCTATGATATTCATTAATTTTGAATATCTAAAAGCAGAATCAAATTGTTTCAGGTCGGAGTCATTATAACTAGCAATTGATTGTTTTACCAGTGCTTCCAATTCATAGTTAGTTTTCGTTGTCAACTTCGGATCATAATAAATTGTGGTATCTAATGCGATATTCAAATAAAATGGGTCTACAAATTCGGGAGTAATCGTAACTAAATTTCTTGATTTAAGTATTTCAGATTTGATTATATTTTTAGCATTGGGTGACAACACAGTTTCATTACTCGGTTTAATCGCAATGAATACTTTTCCGTATACAGGAGGGTGATTTTCTGCTCCTGACCACACATTAATAGCATCGATATGAGGATAATGTTTTTGTATTATAGTTTTATAATCCTCTATCGTTACTGCCCTATTGACAGCACTAAACATCCTTGGGGCAGAATGTTTGATTGATTCTACACTTTCTGTCTCTGCTCCGCCGTATGATAAAGTTCTAGTTTCAACCGACACCGAATTGGCATAAAGACCACCAGACTCATATTTAAATGCCCTAGCTCCATTAGCCACATCTTTATTTGTTACCATATATGCTATCGTCACAACATTACCATTCTGTAGTGCTTTGCCTATGCGGCCATTACCAAACTGGAGCTCATATTTCTTACCTTCAATTTCTTTTATGAAATAAACAGGATCAGACGCCTTTACAGATAGAATGTCCTCGACCTGTGTATATACGGTTTCAGATGTCGAAGACAATGTATCTCTCACGGTAACAGCAATAGTTGTTGTATCGCAATTTTTATTCGATATTAAAACTCTTGTACCAGTATTTACGACATAGGTCTCTTTTAATGGTGTACCTTCTTTGATTTCTACATTAGAAAATGTATATTTGTTGCCTATTCTAATCGCGGTCGATGCGTGGGTAGAATAGAATGTATATTGTTTGTTGTTCAGCGAAGTTCTGAACATAGTGTTTTTTGCTAGTATCAATGAGGTTGGATTGTCATTGACGCCAGTAGCAATTACATTGATAACAGCAGTCGATGCTCTAGCGGAACGGGGAGTATATCCCAACTCAAACGCACGTGACACAATACTATCGCGTTTTACAGCAGAATCTAACCAAGACTCGTTTATTGCTAAATTAGTATACAGGGCATTATAATGGGTATTATAGGCAAGAATATCTAATAATAGAGATAATCCAGACCCATCGAAATTATAGTCCGATAATTCACTTTGACCGCGAAGATATGTCTTCAGGTTATTTTTAATTCCATCAAAATCTAATTCTGATACAGCAATCTTATTATTAGTTGCCATTGGTGTCCCTTAACGTGTTCTTTCTAGTATAACCGTAACTTGTAGCGGCTCTGTAGTATTTAAAATGGTAAAGTAAATTGTAATACGTGCGGAATGTGTTTCCGAATCGACCGAAACCTTGACATCATCAACATTGACACGTGGCTCGAAATTACGTATGACATCTGCCACCGATCGTTTCAGCAAAATCTCTGTCATCGGAGTAGCCAACTCGAAAAATATAGCCCTAGACTGTGATCCCAATTTACTATTAAATGGTCGCTCATAGTTCATCGTCATGACAAGATTTCTAATTGATGCTTTTATGGCATTCTCGTCTGTTTTTATTGTTATATCACCCGGTGTCGAGTAAGTAAACGATGAATTGGGTATCACATATCCATGACCTACTAATTCAACTACGATGGTTTCAAGTATTTCTTTCAATTGATCTTCTAACACATTTATAGTAATAGAAGCATTTCCATTAGAAAAAACAAATGAACCAGACAACTCTGAATCTATATCTTCCTTTTGTATACCACGTATCACATAATCGACAGAATGACCATTTGGAGCATCGCCGGTTAGAATAAATGTAACTGATGAACCTTCTGTCAATACATCTTTATTGGTTGTGAATCCAAGCGTATAACCACTACGTGTTATTTCATATTGTACTGGTGTAAGTATGGTATAAGTATAATCATTAACATCATGTATATCAACAGTTCTTGTTATCTTAGCGGGATAATATAATGTAAGTGAAGTTTCAGATTCTATCGAACTAACTTTTCCTATGAAATTTCCTCTGACATATAGATTATCATTCACATTTAATAATGTGTGAAACTTAGTGTTGGTACCAGAAACTCTATGACTATCAGATGAAGCAGTAATAGTACCAATACCATTGATACGATCATATGCTGACGGAACCGGTCTAAAGTTTAAATCCAAATCTGTGAATGTTCTGGTATTTCTAGGCATCGGTATTCTTTTATAAATTTAGTATTTATGTTATCCAGAAAAAACTTTAGAAGCATGCCCTGTTATTTTCCCCTTATCAACTTTATCATTCTTTCGGGCAATTGCCTTTCCTTCACAAAAAACAGTAGATGAACCTTCTGCGATGTGTACCACGTGCGGATCGCAATCATCGCCATGATTGATTTTATGAGTTGTTATGACATCACCCTTTCTAGCAATAGCTTTCCCCTCTGCGTAACATTTTTCCGCATGACCTTTAATGGTTGATGTAGTATCACAACCATGACCAGTTGATATTTCATCTCCTTCTCTTGCTACTTCAGGCATAAATTATTTTCAAAAAATACTTGACAACCTATTGACTTATAGTGTATACTAACTGTGTTAGCGTTTGATGAGATACTATGTTTATTATCCATACAGACTAAATCCATTTCTATTAGCAGTTTTGTCATCTAACATTGTGAATGCCATTTTCTGATTTCCCTCGGTATTATACGAGATATGAATCCAATTCTGCCAAGCACCAGTTTCATTACCTTTAGCACCCGGTCTTCTGTATTCAAGGAGAAATTGGTGATACGGAAGAATCGCTTCCAACTCTTTAGCAAATTCCAACATTTTCTCGTGGGATACCCGTGGATTTAACCGTAGATCAACCGCCCTACCCTTATTATGATCTGAACCATTTTTACCGTTACGTAGACCACTGTTGATACACCACCTACCATTCCGATCTTGTGGACCAAACTTACCAGAGGGTGCTCCCAACTTTGTGTATATCGGTTCTAGTATATTTATTGCTAAAGCAGCAAGGTTACTAACCAATTCTTGCTTAGTATAAAGTCTTTCGCCGGTTTTGCCTGGGTCACTTTTTCCGTAAGGTAATGTTGTGTCTCTTAGAATGACGCCTGGCTCAACTAACATTCCCAGTGTGAAGTGTGGAGATAGTCTATAATTGTTGCTGAAATCAGTTGTATTATTGATAGCATTCTGGACATCCTCGTCGAGGGATGTCTCGCCATTCGAACCACCAGTAGCAGGTGATGATTCGTATTCTTTTACTGGGGTACTATTATATTCAATACCCGTAAATTGTTTACTTGCTGATTTTATTCCCTCTGGAGTGTTCCATTCTTCCTCGGTTTCATACCTCGCTAATTCATCGAAATGTCTTTCAGGGGGCATTAGATTTTCTACATCAACACTATCTGACACTTTAATTTCTGGAGCAGTCATATCAGACAATTTTCTTTTATAAGGACCAATTTGTTTTTTATCGTATTCTGCCTCACCTTCTGGTTTATCTCTGTCAACTGGATTCAGATTAGTTTCAACCAAAACATGTTCTTCGATATCAGTTTCCTTACCGTCCCATTTAGTCACTTTTTGTTTAGTACCAAGATTATCAAGTGGTTTAAATTCCAGTGGATTCAAATCTAGTCTATTTTTACCATTTAATGTAACCGTATTAGATGCGTCGACAATGAAGTCTTTTGCTTTGATTTGATATGTTCCATCCGTTTCTATACTGAAATTTCCGTTGAATTTCATCGAGATATCTGAACTATTTGGTTTATTATCTTCATCGACATCCCCATTGCCACCCTGAATAGCAATTCCTTTCGCCGTCTTTAGTAATAATTGATTATTGGATTCCAGGGATGTTAGATTTTTACTCCGCACAGATGTAGTGTTGCCTACTTGAACATTGAAATTATTATCGACTTTTAGGTTGAAATTACCACCGACAACCATATTCAAATCAGTAGCTATACCGATATGTGTATCATTATGAAAAATTGCGTTGGTTGTACCGTTCACCTCGACATTGGCATCACCCTGGCATAAAATGTTACAGTTGCTTCCGGTTGTAATATTACATGTACCTGATATGTATATATTTCCATTGCGCTCGACGACTTGAAAACTATCTCCAACTATGAAATTGACTTGTGTCCCATTCGGGTCAATTTCTGTAAACGTACCCGCGCGATGGTATATGTTTATACGCTCACCACCCGGACTGTCATCAAACTCCATAACATGCCCAGACTCAGTTTCATAAACTTTATTATACGGATAAACCGTGTTATATGCTGAATACGGTTGGTCGTATGTTCCACCATCATTGGCAATTGGTATTTTTGTTTCGCGTGTAGCATCTTTGTATTTTATATGCGTACCAGCAATCACTCCTCTTGCTAGACGATTGGTATCTGCCTCATTCATGTAATCGCGTAGAGGATACTGACCAGAAGGATCACAAAAACCAAGAACACTACTAGTAGTAGTGCGTTCTTCCCTATACGCCTCTTTTTTGTGCTGTGGTGCGTCTGCTATTTCTTTCGCTGTCTTGTTAACTGATGTGTTAGTGGCATCTTTATCAGAAGGAACAGGCGCTGCTTGTCCACCATAAAAATACTCGTAGTATTTTATTTTTAATTTGTAATTAGTACTATTTTCTTTTTCATATGGATTTATTACTTTTTGGACCTTGAAAACAAACCCAGGTTTGTTCATTTCCTCTTTCCAGTTTCGGACTTTCCTTTTGATGAATTCTACCGCAACTTTAGCCGCTATATCTTCAGTTAACATTAATTCAGGATTATCAAATAAATTGTATTCTTTGGTACTGAAATTTTTATAATTATCTCGGAATGTCAACTGAATATACCCACGCCCGAAATAGTTTCCCTCGGCTACAGGTTTCTTTAGTCTTGTGCCATACAACCATCCAAAAAATTCTTGCTTCCGACCCTTCCAGCGCGCATAATGTGCAGCATCTGCATCGGAAACATTTTTAAACATTTTTTTTAATGAAGATTCTCCCCAATTATAAAGTTCTTCTACAGGTAACCATCTACTCTCGACCCCAATAATACCTAATAACGCGCATTTAGCATACTTGGTTGTAAGTCCACCAGCATCACATGCTGCTTTGATTATAGCTATACCTTCCATCGCCTTAGTGACTGATCCAGTCGATCCGGAAGGTGGTGTCGTTGGTATTGGGCTTGTTTCTAAATCGACAGTTTCCATATATTATTTGTAATTTTTTTCAAAGAAAGATAGCATATCAGAATAGGTCTTAAATTGGATAGGACCGTTTTTAAATGGAGTAACTTGTTCAGTTGTCCACATATCTGGTTTTTCGAGATTGACCAGATATGCCTGTAGTGCCTCGTCATAGTAAGCATTGGCGACATTAATCTTGGTATTATTATTCACTACTCCAAATGTAGTTTTTATCCCTTCGCTGGTTTCGGTAACAGTTGGGATTATCGAATACGTTTCTGATTCTTCGATTGGTTGTTGATTAAAAGCAGCTTCAATTCTAGCTAAACTATCAATCATTTCTGTGACTGGACCCCCACCATTAGAACTAATTAGTTCACCAGTATTATCTGTTGTTATGACAGAATCGGTCGCATCCCCTAGAATAGACGCTGATTTTGTCTGTGGTATACCACCGAGTGTGCCTAGTATAATTGGTTGCTGTTGGTATTCGTCGAGAAAGATGACAATAACCCAGGTGCCTGGTACGATACCTGTTGGAGACCAACCTATACCAGATATCGAGGCTGACGTGATTGGTCCCATCGGATGTGCCCAAGGCAAATCTTCAGTAGGCAATTCAGTTTTGTCATGGGTGTGAAGCCCGACTATCCTTACCTGGCACCGACCAAGCATTAACGGATCATTTCTACTTTCAACACAACCGGTAAAAAACATTATACTTCTCCGATAAAAATATTAAAAAAAAGACTTGACATGATTAACTTATGCTAACACAGTTTTAATGGTATTAAGATCGATCATTCCGGAATCCTTAATAAGTTCCATATCAATTGTATGTAATTCCCGATTTATTATATGTTTTATAGCAGAAATTATGTAATTACCAGAAAATACGTAATCCTTAACATCCACATCACTATGATCGATAGCCATTTTCTTGTTCAACTCAAGAAACACCTTCTGACCGACGGTATAATCAGTTCTACCTAGCACTGTAATATTGACCTTACAACTTTCTGCTAGTGCTAACAATGATTTTCTTTTTTGAAAATATTTTGATCCAGAAATATCATTACCACCAGAAAAAAGTGATGTAGATTTATTCATCGTTTTTATAGCAGCGGATGGTTGATGTACAACTTTTTTACTAGTCGACGAATGACTATTCAATCGAGTAGTTTTATCATATTCATCTAGGAAATCAAATGGTATAAGACTGTAATGCTTTGTTGTCAAATCATGTGCGATTAGCACAGAAGAAAACGCACCCGACCGTATCCTATTGATATAATCAGATATAGACGGAGTAGTAATGTCGATAATTGACTGGTATTCTTTCTCTATATTTCGGACAGAGCTACCATCTGGGTTTATCTTCCTACTATAATTATCTTCGCGGAATGTCTGTGATACTTTATTTTTGTATAGAGATTCAAGAGAAATGAAATTCAATCCATTACGATTCTCGAAAAATAGAAATGACGGCGAACCGTTTACATTAACTGCTTTTTCTGCTAGATAATTTAAGTTTTGTATTGGTGACCAGAAATTAGAAACATATGTGTGGCTGTTTATAGTCGGCTCGATATGAATTCTAGTTTTATCTGAATTGAAACTAGAATCATTTAGTATTTTATCAGCAATATTGCCGACATTATCATTAAATGCTTTACTGATTTTTATATTTAAATCCATAATAGATTCAACTGAAATAAAATTCAACTCATATATAATAGCACGATCAGCAACCTTTTCCCGCCCTGAAACTTTATAGACGTGAAACCTATTATCTATAAAAGTTCCTTTGTCAGTGTAACCTGGTGTTGCTAATTTGATGTTGAGAGTCTCTTCGCCTGTTATAGGAAAAAAGTTTATCAAATCATTAGAATCTTTTATCAGAATTGTTCCAGTGATAAATGGATTGAATATATTTTCAAAAATGTTAAACGATAAAATCTGATTACGAATATCCAGACTTCTACCATAAGCACTAATTAGTTCAACTGATTGGATGTCAATTTCACCCGCCGATTTTAATTCATTACTCATAAACTATTATATTCGTTGATAACTTGCTGTACTAAAGATGGAGATATTAGTTTTATTCTACGTTTTTCTTCATTCAGATTAAATTCATAGTCGTGATTTGTGACCACAGTAGCGCCTGGTGTATCAGGAGAAACAACATAGAATTTATCATCGTTATTAACATCTTTTACATAATGATGTGGTTTGTGTTCGTTGCCAATCCCATACTTTTCAGAAATTAGTTTTTCTATAACACGATCTGGTTGAGGAAAATCTAATATACCATCGTACCGTTCATTGACTAATAGAATAATCCAATGATACAACGCATTGCCGTATATCTTCTCGGCTATGATCTCAGGAGTTTCACCATCTTTAACATCATATTCGTCATAAAGCGTAATATTAGATAATACTTCTTTTAGAACTCTAGTATTTTTTGTTATATCAACAATAGCAATAGATTTTGATTTTCCATTGATATTGAATTCATATAACCCGCGTTTGAAATTATTGAAATACATTAGAAACCACCCGACTGAATTTTCTTTTTATCTAGTGAAGCAAGTTCTTTGAAGGTCAATTGCATATTGATTTGTGTCGGCATGCCATTTGCGAATGTGGTAAATACACCGTTCGGTGCGTAATTCAAAGACACTTCAGTAAGAACACATGATGTATGTTTATGGACATTAGTGTTCTGATCTCCACCAGCATAATACACAATATCAAATTCAGATGGAAAGATGTACAGGAATCCGGCATCATCTTTGAATTCTGGGTGCATGTGAAACTTGAACTGATCGATTATGTTCAAGACATTTTTTGCTTCATTTTCGTTTCTAGGAGCAAATCTATAGTTAAATACGAACGTTCTGAAATCAACAGACTTGAAAATCTGTTCTTTCATCGGATTCGGTGCTGTTTTACTTAGTTTTTGTAAAGCACCGGAGTTTGGTAATTCTTTTAATCCATAGGCAGCAAATACAGAAGATGTGTTGCCTAGATTAAGATTCGACACCTCATTCAGCGCCGCCATCATCATGGTATCCGTTTCTTCATAATTCACGGAATAACGGATACTGAGGTCAGTCGGCATATGTAATGCTATAGCAGTTTTTAGACGCTTGACAGGCTGCGAAAATTTACCA